CATTTGGCATAAGTATATCGTATTCATATGTGTTCTGCCACTCACCTCCCAGACATTGCAAAGCTATCTGCTCTCCAACAAACCCTGCTATGTTTCCGTTGCCACGAATTATAGAGTTCTTAAGCACTCCCATCTCTGTAGATTTGCTTCGTGCCTTGTCAATCATGTCAAGTGTTATTTCTACTTCCTGCATTTGAATACTCCTATGCTGCCTGTATATCCACTACTTCACAAACACCTGCGCTGCAAGCTAAGTCCTGTGTTCCAGTAGTAGTGTCTTCCTTCTCATACTCTGCAAGGCGCTCCCAATCTATAGTGTTAGGCATTACCTTTTGCAGTTTCATATATTCTTCTTTATCACAGTCTTGATATGGTGCTTGGTGATAAACGTGATCGTCAAAAGGTAGAAAACTTATTCCCGATATTTCATCGAAGTGTTTGTACACCCACGCTCCTACCTCTAACCACTCATTCTCTCGCACCGTCACAGTGATGCTTGGCTTGTGCTCACACCAATGTCTCTGATAAATAAGCCAAAGCTCTAGCTGCTCTATAGCGGTTCGATCTGTGCGACTGATAGCATCTTCCGGTGAGGCAAATGGAAAGCTAAACACTGTTGTGCTTTCCGGCTTACCTGCGTCTGGTTCTGATGGAACACCACTGTCAATCATAAACTGTGTCATTGGGTCTTTGTTATCAGCACGTACTGTACGTATGTAATACGGGCTGTGCCTTGCATGTATGCCGCTTGCACTGTCTACTAGCTGCGACACTGTACCGCTAGGCTTGACACATGTTATGGCGGCAGAAACAGGAATGCCCAACTGCTTTGCCAACGCCTTGTTGGTATAGACAGCCTGTTTCTTTAGGTCTTCCAACACTCCAGCCAAACCATCTTTAGAAAACAGAAGTGGGTTATCCATGATGCCCGTTAGACTAACTCCCAACAACCTTTCTTCCTCTGTATTACGTTTCCAGATAGTCCGTAAGTATTTAAAGTTTGTAAGGCACGACTGAAACGTGCCTAATATGGTAGCCTGTCTCACCTTTTTATTTAAAGACTGAGCGGTATCGTGAGGCCGCACTACCACCTCTGACAGATTACAGAACTGATAGGGACGCAGAATAATTTCTGAGCAGGGATTTGTACCCCACACATGTCCATCCTCTCGCCGTTTTGTTTTTGCTACCTGTGTATTAGCTGCTGCTCTGTTAAAGATACCACGCTCACCCGATTTACTTTCATACAACGAAAGCCATTCACGCATAAACGTACCCATTTCTGGTGTGCCTCTGTAACTTACACTGTTATTCGCTAGACTTCTCTGACCCTCATATTCCCACCAATCTCCTGACTTAGCGTGGCGCATCTGGTCATCACCTAAATTAGACAGAGAAATCAATGCGCTTCGTCGCACACCACCGACAACAACCACATCTCCAATCTTACACATAATATCATGGCATTCTATGGGATACAGCTTGCGCCCAACAGCACCCGTAAACTTTGCAATACAGAAATGAAACAAGTCTTCAAGTGGTTTTGGCCCAGATGCTCTACCTCCAAATGTCTTAAGCCTAGCTCCAGCAGGACGAACTCGTGATACATCCCACGTAGGTATCTGTCCTGCATACAGACAGGCAATCATTTCACGCAAAGACTTTACCCATCCTATGCGGCTATCATCTACAACAATCGTTGTATTGCTACGATGAAATGTTTCGTTTACGATTGGCAGCTTATCCACATGATCTCGTTCTACACTAAATCCTACGCCTGTGCCGTTCATTAGAATGTACATTGCCTCGTCAAAAGCACGGGGGTTATCTATAGGTAGGTATGAGCAATTGTATGCACCTACATTGCAACGATCTAAGGCTGGCCCTGCTGTCATCACAGCCCTCATGCTAGGCATGATCTCAAGTCCTATAACCGCTTGCTCAAGCTCAGTTCGTAATTCCTTTGACAACTTGTAGGAGTGCTTCTTTGCCAGCATACTTTCCATATAGTCAAAGTACCTACACACGGTTTCTACCCACGTTTCTCGTCTGTTTTCCTCCTCATTCCACCTTGCATATCGTGACATAGCAATGAAATTTTGATAGCTTGTGGGTAGTACGTTACTCATTTATCTATTCCTTCCTGTATAACATTAATTTTATTAACCACCATGCCATCTACATCGTAGAAATGTTCACGTAAAGAATCTTCAACTTCATCAGACACGTATCCATCAACAGGCATGGGGTATTCTTCGGTGTCAATACTCAATGTCATCAGAACTTTTATAATCATTTTACCACTCTTTCAATAGCCTATTCAAGTACCACTCTGCCTTTAGCAAATCCTTCTTTGGCTCTTCGGTGTGCTTATGGCGATACCGACTAACATACTTAAGTATATTTCCCTTAAGATAACCTTTGAACTCTTCCTCTGACATAGACTGCTTAATCAAGTCAATGGTTTCAAGTCCATTAGTATTGTAATGTTGCGGATTGTTTACGTCATCCTGCCGCTCTACATCACTAGGCAACTCATCATTATATCTCATTAAAGTAGGCATGTCAGTGTCTCTCCTTCTTAGGATTAAAGTCTATCTTTATAACATTGTTTTCTGTACTTATAATCTCTGCCCTTCTCTGCCCACCGTTGAGCTTTTTCTTTGCCTCTTCAGAATACTTTTCGTTTACCAGCCATGCTGCCATATTTCGTATCTCGTCATGCTCATCGTATATAGGTACGCAAGCACATATCATTTGGCAGAAGAAGAGCAGAGCGTCCGATTCATCCTTAGCTAAACAGGATTCATCAGAAGATATTATATTTATTTCTACCTCTCCTGTCCAGCTAAAATTTTCAGTTAGTCTTGGACGTACCTGTATCAACAAGTCTTCATTATCTATATGTTCACTTTTCACTTGCGCTTCCTCTTCGTTCCTTTGAATTTTATAAATCGTCCGACCTTTTTCTTTCGCTTCTCCTTCAACCAATCTTCAGGTATTACTTTGTCATAGTATATAAAGTCATACTTGATACACCACTGACCATACGTAGACTTTGCTCCCTTTCTAAGCTTGCGTCTACTGTTTTCAAACACAAACCGAATGTCAAGCTCTGGATGCTGCCTTCTAATAAACAAATGTTTTCGTCTATCAGCAGCAGTAAACATTCCTTTTGTTTCAATAATTATGTTATTACTCAACACAAAATCGGGGGTATAGGTCCGATAAGCCAAGTCTTCCCACTCAATTTTTATAGCCTCATACTTGTACTTAATATAAAGATTGTCGAGGTATTGGGAAACCTTGTGCTCTAAGCCGGACCTATACCCGTGCTTACGCGCAGCTATAAATTGCCGTGCGTCCACTAGAACCTAAACGTAAATGCGAGTTCGTAACCCACGAGTAGCATACGTAGGACTATAACTCATGTTTAACGCCCGTAGCTCATCTCGTATGGCTGCGTCTGTTTCATTACGTGCTTCATATAATTCACGTAAATGCGCTGTTTTACGTTCCTTGTACTGTTTCTTAGCCGCCGCTAACTCTGATGCTGTCTGTGACAGCGAGGTAGACAGCGATTCAATAGTCTCCTGTAGTTCTTCTAAGGATTGTTCTTCAAGCATTTACTCCTCCTTTCTTATCCTCTATGTAAACATAGTCCACCATTTTAGGACTAACTGCTTGTGACTTTATCATTGGCATCTGTTGTAACGAAGGCCAACAATCTTTTTTGTAGTCACAAAAACTACACGTTTTACTCAACACTTTATTGCCTGTTGGCTTACTACGAAAGTACTCAGTTTCTGCCTCAAAGCAACGCTCAAACACATTCTCTTTTAACTTCTTTAGAGAAGCATTTATTTTACTACACTCTTCCTCAATGTCAAGTCTAGCAGGTACATATTTGAAGTCTCCATTAGCTTTGTTTACAACCCACCAACCACCTGCTCTTTTATTTAATCCTTTAGCGTATCCAGCTAGTTGTGCTATGTAGCCAAAAGCATCAAGCTCACATAGCGTATCATATGACGCAAACTTATTTCGGTATGACCAATCAGATGCAGATTTAATGTCATCTACAGCACCGTTGATGCTGATGTCAGCCGTGCCAGACACAGTGACACCATCATCAAACTCTACTTTAGCTTGTTCATTTTCTTCATAGTCAACACCAGCCTCTGTAAGTATCGCCTTGAATACAGCTTCCACGATATCACCTATCATCATATTCATTATGAAGGTGGTTGATCGTGGTAAGGCTGCATTCGGTTTATTTTTCTCATACCATAGCTGGCAAACAGGGCGACCTACATTTGACATACGAGGTCTAAACTCACCTCTCTTTGAGGAACTACCGAATTGACGGTGCAACGCAGCCCGTATATCCTCACACACTTTATCTATTGTGTCCTCAGACATATCTGTAGCGTCAGCTTTTGCGTTCTCAAGGTACTGATGCACCGCCAATTCAGCAGGGTGGTTCATTACTTTTCTTCCTCTGTTAAGTCACCCAAATCTTTCTCCTGTGACTGTGCCTCATACTGAGCAACCTCTTGCTGCACCGCATGGAGCATTGAGTGTACTTCTTTGTATGGTTTTGTTGCCAGATAGTTAATTATAACTTGTAACAAAGAGGAGGAGATCATTGCATTGTCTCCTCAATGTTTACAAACTCCTCAACAATGTCAAGTGCTTGATCTTCTGGTAAGTCCCACGCAGAGTTTAGTTCGTCACTAATCTTATTGCTATCATTCCATGACGAAAGAATGTACTCATTGTAGCTTGCGATCCAATCAAGAAAAGATGCAAACATAGTCTGATCTTCCTGCTCAATGTTGATCGTATCTGAGAGGTTCAAGTCTACGGCAGGAACATAATACGAATTACCGTTAGGCAACTTACGCTCTGCCGTTGTAGCAATGATACGATGCTGCACGGGCAGTCTCTTATTTTGAAAG